CCGGATCTTCGAGAAGCGCACCATGCCGTCGTGCTTGGGCAGGTTGGTGGGGTCCAGGTCGTAGCCGGCGCAGATGTGCGGCGCCCACGGCCGGAACTGCTCGGGGTAGCGGGCACCGAGCGCCTCGGCCGCGATCGAACTCGCGTAGTCCTGGAGGCTGATCGCCTGGCCACTCGGCTGGAGCAGCGTGTTCGTGGACGGCTTGCGGTCGCCGGTGTCCCCGCCGTCACGGTTCCAGATCCCGACGCCCTGGACACGCAGCTCCAGTGGGGCGTTGTCGGCGGCCATGATCTGGACGCGACGCACCAGCTCCTCCTTCGTGGCGTCGTCCAGGCCGGACACGTCCCCGAGGAAACACAGCGTCATGTGCATGTTCGAGGTCGGGTCACCGCCGGGCACAGTGAAGGCTCCCGGGTTGTCGGGGATCAGCGCGATCATGCCGCCGGTCTGGATCTCTGCGCCGGCCGCCCACAGGTAGCGGCGGAGCCGGTTGCCCAGCTCGATCTCTTCGGGCGTCACGGGCGCTCCCCCTGGGCCTGGTTCGGTCCCCACTGGCGATGGTCGGACTTCGAATCCGGAGGCCGGTTGTAGTCGGCCGGGCACTCGACCTGGCCGTTTCGGATGTCCGGGCGGTGGCCGGTGAAAGCGATGCCCCACAGCTCGCGGAGCTTCTGCCAGTCCGGGTACAGGTCGCAGGACCAGCACTCACCGGGAGCGTGCAGGATCCGCTGGTCGCAATGCGGGGCGAAAGCACGGCCGTCGTCCAACGTGCGCCGGGCCTCCGTCAGCCTTGAGTCCGGCAGGTGGGTGAGCGGCAACGGCACCGGGCGGTCGAACTCGGAGTCGAGCGGGGCGCCGTAGCTGTGCATCTCGATGACATGCTCCGCGCGAATGATCTGGGCCTGCTGGCCGGTCCAGCCAGGAAGCCAGCGACTCCGGGTGCGCGACCAGCCGCACACCCCACAGGTGACCGTTCGGCTCATCGCGGCGCCCGCCTCTCGATCCAGGCCGTCTGGACTTCGACCATACGGTTCCGTTCGTCACGGGTGCGCTGGCTGTGCGTGCCTGTCCGGCCTGCCGCGTCGTCCAGCTGGGCCAGCACACGCTCCGCATGCATGGCCCCGGTCTCCGGTGTGATGACCTCCGCCGCGGCCATGTCAGCCTCACCGACAGCCCAGGCGGGCACCGCGTCGCACATGCAGCCGCTGTGATCGCCCGGGTGCATGTGCGCGCCCAGCCAGGCGAACTCCGGCGTCGGCACCAGCCGGGGATCCGTGTAGGTGGCGAAGCGCTCCCCGGCCAGCTCGCGATGCGGGTGGAACGCCTGGGCCCGCGGGGTGACGCCGTAGCGCCAGGTGAACCCGAGGGAGACGGCGCGCTGGTCGATCTCGCGGAGCAGGTCCCCACCGAGTGCGAGCCCGCCGGGGACGCCGGCCGGTGACGGACCGCCGATCTCGGCAAGGGCTTCGCGGATGTCGCCGGGCAGGATGATCGTGTCGGGTACTTCGCCCTGGGGCAGCGCGTCGCCCTTGCGGCCGTAGAGCGCGGACATGGCCCGGGAGCGCAGGCTGGACTCGAGGCGCTTCCAGGCGGCGGGGATCCGTTCGGCCATGGCGGAGGCCAGCGCCTGGGTGGTGACCAATGGGAAGCCCGGCATGCTGGCCGCGGCCAGCACCGCGTTCTTGATCGCGACGCCCGTCCACGCGGCGAACTTCGTTTGCAGGTAGGCGAAGGCCGCCACCAGCAGCACGTCCTCCGTGAGCCCGAGTTCGGCCAGCCGGTCGTATCCGACCATCTCACCGACGACCAGCGGGTCCGCGCCGTTCACCAGCTGGGCTAGCTCGGGCTTGCCCTGCGCCGACGCCTTGATCTTGTTCCCGGCCTTGCGCAATGCCGCGGCCAGCTCAGCCTCCGCCGCGTGCCGGATCGCCTCCACCAGCTGACGATCGATGTCGGCCAGCGCCTGGCCGTCGATCACCCGTACTGAATCGAGTACCCCCTGCGATCCGGCGGCAGTCCGGGCGCCCGCTGGGGTGGCCGGCGGACCAGCCTGGCCGGACCTGCCGGGCGCGACCGGGGCGTCAGTGATCACCGGCGGCTGGCCCTGCGCAGGCTGGAGCCCACCAGGCGGCAGGCCGGGCGGTGCCTTGTCGACACCCGGTAGCACGGCGTCGATCCCGAGGAGCTTCGCGGCCAGCTGGTTGAGCACCGTTGGGTCCAGGCGCGCGGAGCGGATCATCTGGATCTGCTGGAGATCCTCTTCGTCCGGGGCGTCGCCTTCGTCGAAACCCTTCGCGGTGCGGTACGCCTTGTAGCTGATCGCTCCGTGGTCCATGGCCTGGTCAGCGTCGGCAGAGCGGTTGGTGTTGCGGGTGATGGTGCTGGCGTCGAACCAGCACCGGACCGTGGCGACCTCTTCCGCCGACAGCCCCCAGCCGCCGTCCGCCACAGGCATCATGAGGCGGCGGCGGAAGTAGCTCATGGTGACGCTGTCGGCGATCAGCCGGGCGCCGGGCTCCAGGTGGTTCTCAAAGGTCTGGGCGTCGATCAGCCAGGCACTCCAGTGGTTGGCCTCGCCGATGCTCCCCCGCATCGCCTCCCGCGGCAGGTCGATCCCGTCGGCGAGCCGGTCCAGGCACGCCTTCTGCCGGGCGATCACTTCAGCGTCGGTACGCCGGTCCAGCGGGGTGTGTTTGATGTGCTGGCCGTCCTCCGGGTCGCCGTAGACGACGATCGGGACAACCGCGCTGACGTGGCCTTCGTTGTTGATTGGCGCCGTCATGCTGGCGCTGAAGGCGGCCGCGAAGCCGTTCTCACTCACCCGAACGGTCTCCTGGTCGGGCTTCACCAGGGCCATGCCTTCGGGGATGAACAGGATGCCGTTGGAGGCGATCCGCGACATGGCCGCGGCACGGATCTCCCGGCCGGCCAGCACCACGTCCTCGCACACGTCCAGCAGGGTCCGGATCGGCGAGTCGGCCAGCTCGCCCCACTCGGGATGCGGGGTCCACAGCCGGATCAGGGTCTCTTCGTCCGGGTCGAGTTCGCGCGGCGGCTTGCCCGGCACAGTGGTGACCAGCAGGCCGCCGCCGCTGGACGGGCTGACCTCGGAGCTGGAGCGGACCTCCCAGGCTTCGGCGCCGGTCTCCGGGTCGGGGAAGCCGTGCAGCCACGCCTCGCCCGGCACATCGAAGCCCGTGGAGATGCGGCCGGTGAAGCCGTAGCCCTTTCCCCAGGGCAGCTGCTGGATGCACTCGATCGCGGCCTGGGCAACACGGGGGGAGACGTACGGCTTTCCGTCTTCGTCCTGGTCCTGCTTCGGGTCGCCGGTGAGGAGGATCGGTTCGTCTTCGCCGGGCGGCTGGTAGGCGGCGGTCCAACCGAGCTTGCTCAGCAGGTTGGCTTTCATCCGCAGGGCCTGGCCCAGTTCGCCGATGCTGTTGCGGTAGTTCCAGGCCACGGGCTGCCAGGCCATGCGGGTCATGGCGAGGGTGGCCACAGTGTCGCGGTCGCGGAGGTCGACGACTCGGCCGGCGGCGGTCATGACGCGGGGGGAGGGCTTCTCGCGTCGGCGGCCGAAGAGAGGCATTAACGCACCATTCCTCTCGTTAGTCGTCCAGCTGATCCACCAGGGCCGTGATCACTCCGGCTCCCGCTGAGAATGCCAGACCACGGGCGATCATGCCCCAGACTCGTGGGGCGGCGGCGCGGGCGAGCACGACTCCGGCGGCTACCCAGATGCTCAGGCACCAGGAGCATTGGAGCAGCTCACCGAGCCGGAGGTGGCCGCCTCCCCAGTTGTTGATCACGTACTCGCGCTGGGTCTCGATCAGAGTGTCGCGCTGGACGAAGCGCACGATGCGGTAGACGGCGATGGCATCCAGCACGTCGTCGGTCAGGTCGCCAGCACGACGATCCACCAGGCCAGCAGGATCAGGGCCCAGCCGGCTACCAGCCCAGCGAGGAAGGCCCTCCGGACGGCTCTCTCCACGTCTTCCTCTTCGGGTCCCTCGGGCGCTCGATGTGCTCCGGTCACGCATGATCATCCCTTTCGTCCTCCCCTACCCCGTGACGCGGGCTCAGCCCACTACCGCGCCTGCCCCGGCCCACCCTGTGCTCCGGGTCCCGTTAGTGACTAGTGGACCGGCCGTTCCCGGCGCACCGAATGCCGCGTACGGAGATACCAGTGCAGCCGGTGGATCACGTCGTCCGGCTGGATGGTCTCCGGGTCGATCACCAGGGCGCGGAGGTGCCAGCGGCTACGGTCGACGTAGCGGACGCGGGCCGGCTGGACGGCCACCACGCGGTAGGCGCGGCCGGTGCTGGTCTGGAGTACGTGGCCTTCCTCGAGCGGCTGGGCCGGAT